CCCGCAAGGGGGGCACCTGGGCATTTGTGCTCTATCTATGGTGGGGTATAAACCCACACCTAAGGATATCTGTAGAAAGCAGGTTCGAACATGGCACAAGAGATCAAGTACCGAGAGGCACAGAAATCTCACGTGCGCGGAAGTACGATGAGTCCGCTCGGAGTTGTTTCAGAGTACGATTATGTCGTTCCTCTGTGGCAACAACGAACATACACCTCTAATCATCCTCTTTTCTTCTTTGTACAAGAAGAGAAGAAGAGGAGGCGTATGCCTGATTACTGGTTGGACTTTATGTCAACCAGAGATTTAGGCGGGCCCTTTAGAACAGAGAAAGGTTCCATCCGGAGTAACTATCGCTCATATTCTGTGAGCGGTTTTTACACACCTGGAGCATGGAATTGGTCCCATTCGGGTCCATTGTTGTTGAATGGGTTTAAAACCCCACTTAGCTTGGCATCTGCTTCGCAGATTCAAGCCGACAACGCCACTCTGTTCGCCCTAGGAGGCACTGCCATTGCGCGGTGTCGCCCCGGTAAACCCGGAGTAGACCTTGGTGTGATGTTGGGAGAACTGAAGAAGGATGGGATTCCCACCTTGATCGGTTCTCTCTTCACACGAAGTCGCACTTTACGGGACATTTTCAGGAACTCGGGTTCCGAGTATCTGAATGTCCAATTCGGCTGGGCCCCTTTAATTAGGGATCTGCAGGATTTGTGTAGAGTTGTGACTTCTTCTCGGGAGCTTTTGCAAGCTCATGAGAAACAACTTAACAAGCTGCTTAGGCGTACTTACCGTTTCGAGACTATTCGTGACACCGTTGCTGGGCGCTCAAAAACGCTCAGCAATTATGAGTTACCTGTCGAGGTTTCGACCTCGGGCAGAGTAACTACAGGTGCGCAACTTAGTCGCCAAGTTCCTGAAGAAATCACCAGTACTGTGACAAACAGTCACTTCAATGGGGGTTTCCGGTTTTACTATCCGGATATCTCTACTGCACTGGATGATCTAATGGAGATCGAACACGAGGCCAATTTGCTACTTGGCACTCGTTTAGATCCTGAGGTTCTTTGGAACCTTCAGCCTTGGACCTGGCTCGCCGACTGGTTCGTCAATTTTGGCGATGTGCTGGGAAACCTCTCAGCACTAATCAGCGACGACTTGGTGATGCAGTACGGTTATATCATGATGCAGCGGAAGATTTCGAAAGAAATCACTCTGCCAAGGGGTCTTTACTTTAGTAATTACCCAGGAGCCTCTTATTTTTCAGAGATTCCTCTTGTTATAACCGCTGAACTCGAGACAAAATCTCGGGCTCAGGCATCACCCTTTGGGTTTGGCTTAACCCCTGGGGCTTTTACGCCTCAGCAATGGGCCATCCTTGCGGCCTTGGGAATGTCCCAAGGTCTACCAAAATAGTATCCCTCCCAAAAGGAGGGACCTACCCTGAAGGAATATTGCCATGGCACTTTCGGATCCTCAGAGCATTACGCTTAATTCGGTGGCTAACAGCCTCCCGAAGGTTAGCGTCGGCGACATGAAGTCCACTTACCAGAAGGACGACGCTACCGTGAAGCTGTCGGTCCAGCACAATGTTGGTAAGACCACTACTCGACGAGTAGTGCGTCTTGATACTACCACCATTGCAGCTGACCCGCTGCTTCCGGACGTGAACCGTGTGGTTCCGTTCGCGGCCTACCTGGTTGTGGTTTCCCCCAATGTGGGGATGTCGCTTGCAACGCAGAAAGATGCAGTGAAGGGGCTGATTACTCAGCTCACCGCTTCGTCTGACGCTGTTCTGACCAAGGTTCTTGGGGGTGAGAGCTAAAGCTCTCCCCCGGACCCGTGTGCCAATGGCTATGGATGCTTTACCTGGAAAGGAAGCATGAAAAGCCAAATTGTGTTCCTACAGATGCTGCTCACTGACGTGGACAGCAGATGTCACACAAGCACCCGCCGTGATCTTGAAACAATCACGGATCGGTTCAAACACGAAGGCATGTCGTTTTTAACGATTACCCTACCGAACTACGCCAATGACTTTCAACAAGCATTGGACCGTGGTTTGGTGATTCCCTCCGATTTCGACGGTTTCCGTCGAACCGGTCAACTCCCTAGGTTCCTAGGTGGGTTGTTGGATCAAGTGTTTGACCGTGGGAGTGGGCGGTTGCTTGATGATCCTAGTATTACTGCGATCCAAGCCATACGCCAAGTAACAATGGCATACGGCAAGGTCGAGCTGAGCTGTTCAGATGAACGAACTCAGGCAGCGTACCAGGAATACATCAAGTGTGAGTCGGACGTCCTCGCTGGTGATCGCGCTCGTAGCTCTCATGATCTCATGGACTACAGGCGTGTGGCTAATCTCCTCTGGAGACGCCTCAATTCCCGTCTCGATCGAAGGATCTACGACAGAGAATTGACACCAGCACATGGTCCAGGCGGCACAGCCGATCGCCTTAAGGGCAATCGGAAATTCACTCTTCAAGAGTGGACGTGGCGCATGGAAGAGTTGTTCCCATTCGTTGAATGGGCCTCTCCCTCGTACTCACTCTATGAGTGGGTACAAGAGCATGTGGACTACCGCGAACCCGACACTGAGAGACCTGTTAAGGTCATCGACGTGCCTAAAACGCTCAAAACACCGCGAATCATTGCGATGGAGCCTACTTGCATGATGTTCATGCAGCAGGCTATTCTCAAAATGATGGTTGAGGAGATACGTATTGATAACAATGCGTACAACCTGATCCGATTTGAGGACCAAACGCCTAACCAGCGTTTGGCCCGAGAAGGGTCGCGAACCGGAAGGCTCGCAACCTTGGACCTCAAAGAGGCCTCGGATCGTGTTTCGAACCAGCTTGTCAAAGAACTGTTTGCTAACTTCCCCTGGATAGGGGAGGCAGTGCAGGTTGTTCGGTCGACTAGAG